ATAGTTCCAGTATATTGAGCCCAATTCGTATTCCCAAGAAAACCAGTCCCCGACGCACTCCAAGTTTGCCCGCCGAAATTATAAGAAATCGCTCCCGTAGCTTTACCAAGATATTTGGTTAATGCCCCCTTTTGCGGAAGTAGCAAGCCGAAAAAATATACATCTTCAAGATTTTCCCACTCGCTTCCTCCCATGATAGCAGGCTTTGGATTATAACTTGTACTTGAACTGAGGGTCGAATTCCAGCTTGCCTCGTAAGCACCTATGCCCGACGGTGAAAGGGAAACAGTCAAGTCTCTATCTTCAGGCAATCCGACCAAAAATGCAACTTTGCGAAGATTGGTATATCTTGAAATCCATTTGTAGGCTTGAACACCATATTTAAATTTAAAATTAATAGTTAATACATTTACAGCGCTACTACCCGTGCTTAGCCAATCTTGTGCATCAAGTGCGACAAATGTATTTCGGGTAACATAAAAAGTTCCACTACCTACATCTGTAATGCTGATAGCGCTGCCACCAGAAGTAGTTGATACTTTAATAGAATCGGGGTGAACGTAATCCACCACGTAGTAGTCGGTATCTTCAAGTAATCCACCTGGTAAAGTACCCGTCGAACTACTTCCGCTAGATGTGGTAAATCGAATTATATCACCATTGCCTAACCCATGCTCTTCGACCTGAATTTCGTTATTAGTAGTACTGACATTGGTCGAGTTGGCGATTACAGGGCGAGGATTTGGTCCATCATCACTATCTGCCCCTGTTGCCCCAAACCGCACATAACAAATTCCTACATAGGTTTCAGTTAGATTTAGCGTAACTCCTGAAGCGTCATCCATGGCAACAAGTGTCGTGACACTTGTTGTTGAAGAGCTTTGGGGGTTAATTGTTAGGTTATCAATTGAATCCGCGATACCTTTAAGACTATAATTCGACATGTTTTTTAATACACTTTTATTTTTTGTATGAGATTAGTTTCGATTGATTTCTTGCTGGTATTTTTTGTCAAAGTCAATGTCTAAAGTTTCTTGGTCATCATTTGATGAAGAAAATATCATCGCTATTGCAATAATAGCTCCCACGCCCACAACAATCCATGGAATATAGTGAATTTTGCTTTTCTTGGGCTTGGGTTCTGGCTTGGGCTCAGGTTTCGGTTCTGGTTCTGGCTCAGGTTTCGGTTCTGGTTCTGGCTCAGGTTTCGGTTCGGGTTTTTCGCCCTTGATCAATTTTTCAACGTCAATTATTCCATAACCCCAGTCGTTATCTTTTCCAAGTGTTCCGCGATCAAGAGTATATTTTAGCAAGTGTTCTCTAATTTGTTCTACAGTTTTGCAGTCATTTTTATTTTCTTCTTGTTCTTGTTTTTTGTGCTTGGATAACATGAGCGCAACAACACCTGCGATAAATGGACACGCCATGGATGTTCCGCTTAATTTTCTATACATGTTGTTTATAAATGTACTATATATTCCTACTCCTGGAGCAGCCCATTCAACTTTTTCTCCGCGAGATGAAAAGTGTGCGATGTTTCCATATTTGTCGTGCGCGGCAACAGCTATAGTCTCGTCAAAGGCTGCGGGCCAATTAACTCCGCCCTGTCCAGTATTTCCTGCGGCACATATAACAGGAATGTTCATTTCATATAATTTTTTTATTTTTTCATGCAAAATAGGGGATGGACTAGAACCTCCAAGGCTCATAGAGACAAGATCAGGCTTGATCTTGATAGCATAATCAAGAGCAGCCGCGAGACCAATATAATTTCCTCCGCCACTTTTGCCCAAGGCCTTGACACAAATCGCTTTTGCTTTGGGTGCCACACCAACCATGCCAACTTCGTTGTTTTTCGCACAAATTATGCCAACACAGTGAGTTTGGTGGCCATTCTCGTCCTCTAATGGTTCGTTCGGTATAAAGTTTTCTCCAGGAATTGCATTATCTCCTACGTCGGGGTGTTCAACCATGCCCGTGTCAATAACAAGAACAGTAATGCCTTCACCTTGTGTGATTTTCCAGGTTTCTGGAATGTTCGATTGTCTCAAGCCCCAGTCGATTACTTGACTAAGAGAATTTAGTTCTTCGTGAATTTCTATTTTTGGTAAATATGTTTCGTCGTTCATTTTTTGCAGTTTTTTAGTTTTTCAATTATATATTTTAGTACTTCACTTCGTTTGATGTCTTCTGCTCCAAAGTGAAATGTATGTATTCCTTGTTCTTTACTTTGAGCATCGTCGAATAATGAATACATGTCTGAAAATCCGCTCTTTCCATTGATGTCGCTTTGCATCGGATCGCCGCAAATAAGTAATTTGCTGCCCTCGCCAAGGCGGGTCATCAAGGTGGTTAGTTCTTTGAATGTGAAATTTTGACTTTCGTCCGCGATTACAACTTCGTTTCGCCAACTAGCACCACGAAGATAGTTAATCGGCATGCCTTTTATTATTTCTTTTTCTTTGATTATGCTTGATTGGCCAGGTATGAGCAATTCGTCAAGTTTTTCGTTCATCGGCATCATGTATGGATTGATCTTTTCCGCCATTTCGCCCGGTAATGCACCCAAACTCTTTTCGCCACTCTCTGCAATTGTGCGGACATAAGTAATGCTGCGTTCATTGTTCATGTTGTAAAGCTGTAAAGCTCCGTATATTGCGACAAATGTCTTGCTCGTTCCTGCTGGACCACTTATGAATATGATCTTGCTATCGTTCTCAAATATTATCCGCAACAAGTGAAGCTGTTTGTCAGTTAATGAAACTTTTTTTAACTTTATGTTAGTTTTGTTTAATGAAGTTCGAATTTTTTCAATTTCCTCTTCATTCACGATCTCGGTTTTTTTCTTGCGTCGAGGCATAATTTGATATATTTGTATATATACACAAATATGTGCCGATTTTTTTTGAGTCGAACAAATATATTATACAATGTAAAAGTGTTTTGATATTGAAAAAAGGGACCCCCCGCCGTCTAAAAAAGCTCTAAAATAAAAATGAATTCATTTAATGGGATAGGTCAACCCACCCCTCCGGTAGGATCGTGCAAGAAAATAGTCGAATGTTTTTCTTGACTTTTCGAGGTTCTTGTGCTATCTTGTATATATGATTAAGAAAAAGAATGAACTCCAAAAGCTCGCCCGTCGGATGAAAGCCAAAGGCAAGAAGAATATCCTTTCTACTCTCACGAAAATAATCGAAAAAAAAATTTGACTTTTGACCAAACCTGTGCTATCTTGTATATATAAAGTTAAGAAAGTTTTAATCTCAAATTGCTAAAAATTATGAACAAAGAACAAATCGAAATTGAAATCTCAATCCTTCAGGAAACCCTTGAGGACTGCGTCCTCACCATCGCAGAGCGTGTCGCTCTCAGGGAAGAAATTTCCCAACTCGAGGCCAAATTGGCTTCCTAACCTTTAATCTCAAACTCTTAAAAATTATGAAAACTAAATTCAAAAAGGGCGATGTCCTAATCTCACGAGACAAAAAAGTCTTTCAATTCATCGAGGCAGTCGAGCATGATTCGCTTGGCAAGATCGCCAAAGTTCGTCCTTACAGGACTAACCGAGAAGTCGGCATCCGTTTTGAGGATGTCAAACTTCATCCCTTGTTTAACTAATAAATCTTAACCTATACAGCTATGATCAAAAAAATCTTCATCAAAAAATGGTCAACCCATTTCTCCGTCAAAATTTGGGACAGCGAGTCTCAAGAGTTTCCACGTGTTCGCTCTGCGAGCATTGATCGCTTCGGTCGCTCTCCTCATCTTGCAAAGATACTTGCAGAGGAAAAGGCTTTGACTGAGCCCGTCGAGATTGTCCACCTTTAAGGTTGACAAGTCAACTCTTTTAAACTAAAATTGCATAAAATGAGAAAAGTAACAGAACAAATAAAGCAAGCATTTGAACGCCGCGAATCAAAGACGATTGGCAACACTAGCACGGACGGCAAGACCGTTTGGCTACATGGCAACGCCATTGTGAAGCGTGATGCGGATGGTCTTGTTCGTTGGTCGCTTGCAGGTTGGAACACGCCAACCACACGCGAACGCGTCAACGGAATAGTCAACGCAGGAGTGCATCAAGTCAACTTCGAGCCTTTACTAAACGGGCAAGTCATTGACTCATCCGATTGGTTCGCCGTACCTAATTCATTGCCTGATCCTCTTGTGCTCTAACCAACTGAAAATTTGACCGATGCGGGCGGGGCCCCCCCGCAGTAGGATCGTGCAAGAAAATAGTTGAAAGTTTTTCTTGACTTTTGGCGGTTCGTGTGGTATGTTATACATATGATTAAGTTAACCGAAAGAGAAAAAATCCTTTGCAAGTTTGTCATCGCCAAGATGAAAAAAAGTGAAAATAAAACTTGACTTTCCGCCATTTGTGTGATATGTTGTACATATAATAAGATAAACAAAATAACAAAAATAAAAATGAACTTAACTCCAAGAGAAAAAATCCTCCTCGCAATCGTCCTTCCTAAAAAGGAAAATAAGTGAAAATAAAATTTGACTTTTGCCCATTTGTGTGCTAGATTGTAATATATAAAGTTAAGAAAGTTTAAATCCTAAATAAAAAAAGTTATGAACGAAATCGAAATTGAAATCTCTATCCTTCGGGAAACCCTTGAGGACTGCGTCCTCACCATCGCTGAGCGTGTAGCTCTTCGGGAGGAAATCTCCCAATTGGAAAGCCAATTGGCTTCCTAAGCGATCAACCCTTTAAATCTACAAAAAAATAATAAGTTATGAATAAAGCACAACTAAATCAAAAATTTGAAACGCTTAACCGCAAGGTTAACTCTCTTCCTGTCGGTACTCCCGAATACAAGCAAGCTTGGCAAGCTCGCTTCGAAGTCTCTCGCGAGCTGAGGAACTTTCGTTCTCTAGGTGGCGACAAGTGCCGTCTTCATGAGAAGGCTTTTAAGATAGTTGAGCAAAACGCTTGACTTTAAGCCTTTAATACTTTACCGTACCTGTAAACACCAACTCCTAAAATTATGATTCTTGAAATTATCTTTGTCGCCCTTTGGATTCCTGCTTTTTACATTATGCACAAATCCATTTTCTCGCAAGACTAAAAAAAGTCTTGACATTATCCGTTAACCTTGTTAGATTAGTATCATGAAATTCATCCTTGAATCAATTCCTTTTTCCGCCAAAGTCGGTTGGGTGGTCGAGTCCATCCCAATGTTCAAGCGTGAGGCTGAAGCCTTGCACAGGCTTAGGCTCGCCAACAACGCAGGCGAGAACCGTAGGCGTTACCGATTGACTAAGGCTTAAGTCTTTGATCATTAGGGCTTTACGCTTGGCAGGCCCCCCCCGCGGCAGGATTGTGCAATAAAACAGTTGAATGTTTTTCTTGACTTTTCGGGTTTTCTATGCTATGTTATAGACATGATTAAGTTAACCGAAAGAGAAAAAATCCTTTGCAAGTTCGTAATAGCTAAACAAAAAAAAGTGAAGAAATAATTTGCTTTTTCGCTTCACCTGTGTTACATTGTATATAGAAAGTTAAGTTAAGAAAGTTTAAATCCTAAAGTAAAAAGTTATGACCAAAGAAGAAATTGAAATCGAAATCTCCGTTCTCCGTGAAACGCTCGTTGACTGCGAGTTAACCATCGCTGAGCGTGTAGCTCTTCGGGAGGAAATCTCCCAATTGGAAAGCCAATTGGCTTCCTAAGTGATCAACCCTTTAAATCTACAAAAAAATAATAAGTTATGAATAAAGCACAACTAAATCAAAAATTCGAAGAGCTGAACCGCAAGGTCAACTCTCTTTCCGTCAACAGCCCCGAGTACAAGCAAGCTTGGCAAGCTCGCTTTGAAGTCTCTCGCGAGCTTCGCAACTTTCGCGAGCTTGGCGGTTCCCGTTCCCGTCTCCACGACATGGCTTTCAAGATTCGCGAACAAAACGCTTGACTTTTGCACCAAAACCAATAAAATAAACCTATGATTAAAATTGAAAGAAATGCAAACTTTCCGCAATGGCTCAACATCCGCATGAATGGCATTGTGGTTGACAACACCAAACGCATGGCTCACGCTTTAGAAATTGCCGACAAGCTTCGTGCAAAAAACAGAAAACCCATCATAATCTCAAAATGATTCAAGAAAAAATCAACCAACTCGTTGCAGTCTTGCAAGCTTTAACAAGCCAAAGAACTAACGCCCTGCGTCTCGGCAGAATGTCTGAGGCTCAGCAAATCGCTTCGGTTGCCGTAGATGTGGACGCAAAGATCCACGAACTTCAGCAGTCACTTCGGTCAATAAAGTCATGACTTGGGACATACTTCTCTTACTTCCTTTGCTTGGTGTTCTTATCGTCATTGGCATTGACATGTTCGGATGATAGTGTTAGAAATTGCTTGCATAGTGTTGCCTCCGCTTCTTTTCTTCTTAATGATGTAAGTTGCTAACGGTCAAAGGCTTACGGCCCGCCGGGCCCCCCGCGCCGGGATTGTGCAATAAAACAGGCGAAAGTTTTTCTTGACTTTTACCCTGTTGTGTGCTATGTTGTATATATGATTAAGAAAGACAAGCTTCAATTCACCAAAAGAGCCAAACTGCTTAAAGCAAAAAAGGTTCGTCATGTTGTCTTTCTACTTAAGGCAACGCAAAAAAAAGTAAAATAAAACTTGACTTTTGCGTGAATGTGTGCTAAATTATAATTATAGAAAGTTAAAGATTAAGATATGAAATTCAAAAAAAGTGATGTAGTCGTCGACCGATTCGGTCAAGTGTTCCAAGTTGTCGATCCCGATTTCCGTTCGGATCGCCTAGGCAAGCAAGTTCTTTGCCGTAAGTACCGCTCTCAAAAGCGTGTTGCTTTCATGCCTTGGCAAGTCAAGAAACATCCTTTTTTCTCTTGACTTTTAACCCAAACTCTGTTAACTTATAAGTATGATAAAGAAAATCCCCAACTAAGCGCCGTATAAGTCGGGACTTGGCGCCCCGAAGATTATGAAAATGAAAATTCCCAACTAACGCCCGACTGACGAGGAGATGGGCGCCTCAAGATCTTAACAGTCAATAACTTACGAGCCGAGGGCCCCCCGCAATAGGATTGTGCAATAAAATAGTTGAAAGTTTTTCTTGCAATTAACGCAAAACTCGTTTAGATTATACCTATGAATGAAAAAACTATGTACAACGGATGGAAAAATTGGTCAACTTGGAATGTCGCCTTGTGGCTCGCAAATGATGAAAATCTCTACGAAATCTCTCGTGGATTCGTCCATTACAAAGACCTTGCAAATCACTTGCAAAATGAATGCTACAACGCCATGACTCCTGACGGGGTTTTGTGGAATGCTAAAGAGCTTGACACTTACGCCCTTGATGAGTGGCTCATGGATCAGTAAAAAAACACAAAAAAAAGCTTGCAATTAACCCAAAACTCGCTTACTTTATACTTATGAATAAAACAGAAATGCTCAAAGAAATCTCAATTCTTCACGAAACGCTGAAAGATTGCGTTCTCACCATCGCCGACAAGGTTGCGATCCGCAACGAAATCGGCGACCTGCAGGACAGGATCGCCCTTCTCGACTTCCGCAACGAAGGCGAAGACATCGACTTCGGTCACCACTCCGAATGGGAGTAAAAAACACAAAAAAAAGCTTGCAATTAACCCAAAACTCGTTTAGATTATACTCATGAAAACAAAATTCAAAGACATAATGTTCGCCAAAAACTTCAAAACCCTTGAGGCAACTTACGACATTGGCTCAAAAGCCAAAGCCATCGCAAGTCTTGCAAAAGATCGCATTGCAGAAGATGGCGAGTTTGCACAAGTTCACGCAGGAAACATCTTGATATGGATGGAAGAAATGGCTGAGCAAGTGGACAAAGCTCTTAGCCTTCAACTCAATGAAGAAAAATAAAGCTTGACTTTCCGACTCGTATAAATTAATCTCAAATAATAAAAACTAAATTGCTATGAAAATAATTGAAGAAAAATCCTACTCGCAAATCGAAAAACACCTTCGTAATGTTAACGTCCACAATAAACAAATGGGAAAGCATGGAAAGCCATTTGAGAAATATCTCGAAGATTACTTTAAATTCCCTGCATATGATCAATACAAGGATGCAGTTGACTTCCGCAAAGAAATCGTTGAGCAAGGCAATGTTCCAAAAAGTCTGATTGGCGATTGGGAAGTGAAATACTACGACATCAAGAGGAAAGACATCATTCTTGGCGATGTCGAGAGAAAGTTGCTTTCAATCAAAAAAGACCTCATCCTTGTAGTTGGTTTTTATGATGGAACGCCTGACAAGCTTGTTGATGTAAAATTCTATAAATTGAGCATGAATCCTATAATTGAAAAAATGGAAAAAATTTGGCTTGAAACAGCTAACTTTGTTAAAGACTACTCGAACACCCTTGAGGAAACAAAAGAGCAAGTCAAGTCTGTGAATAAACTCAATAGAGGAGATGCCTTCAGGTTGGCAAATAATTCTTTGCCCGACCGATGGAGTGCAAGCAAGTGCAAAATGGAAAAAGAAAAAAGGCAAATCACCCTTTGCGTCAACCTTAGAAAATTGGAACCCATTGCTTAATTGCTTGACAAATCAAAAAAATTCAACCATAATCAAATCATGTTAAAATCAGAAAGAATCAAAATAATCGAGCAAGCCTCGAAAAATTCAACCGAAAAAGTTAGCCCTTCCTTGTCTTTTCTTATTCAAGAACTCAAGGAAGAAAAGCTTTCTCAAGACCTTGTGGCAGAGTATGGCTTGTTGCAAGCGAACAAGCAAGATGTCGAAGACGAGTTGCAAAATCTTGATTGCCTCGAAGACAAGGCAAGTCAAAAAGAAAACTTTGACGAGGACGAAGAACTCAAATCAATGGACTTGTTGAGTTCTCGGATGCGTGAAATCTTCGGAGAATAAAATGGAGCTTGCAATCCTTCTTGTCGTGGCTTTCTTCATTGGAATGTTTAAAGCAAATTTTGAAGAATAAAGCTTGACAGCCGGCCCTCGGGCCCCCCCGCAAAAGGATCGTGCAATAAAATAGTTGAAAGTTTTTCTTGACTTTTCGGGGTTTCTGTGGTACCTTGTAGGTATGATTAAGATTAATGATATCGTTCTCTTCAACGGATTCTCCTGCGTGGTTGAGTCCTTAACTGACGACTCCGCAGTCGTCCGTGCTCGAGGCTTCTCCTCGAGGGTTTGGTCGGTGCCAGTCGCCGACTTGGAGCTTCACCCGCTTGCCGTTGGCAGGACGGGTGCTGTAGGAGGGTTCGCTTGGTAACCTTCTTGTAGTCAATGGTTTAGCTCTTGGCGGGGCCCCCCGCGCCGGGATTGTGCAATAAAACAGGCGAAAGTTTTTCTTGACTTTTCGGGGTTTCTGTGCTACCTTGTAGGTATGATTAAGATTAAAGATGTTCTCATTGATTACAAAAAAAGAATCCTTCAGGTCGAAGGTTTCCACAAAGACGGAGCAGAGACTTTCGTCCTCGCTCGCATCTATCGCTCGCAAAAGCGTGTTGCTGTTCCTCTTTCTTCGGTTCGCAAGCATCCGTTTTTTTCTTAAAAAAAGCTTGCCATTCCCATTAAAAACATTATGATTAAGTCTATGAATGAAAGAAAAAAAACCCTAGCCGAACTCATCCGAATCATGCAACCCATCGCAGACCTTGGGCACATTAGGGCAAGGCAAGTTGTGATCAACGCACACATCGAGCTTGAAGATCTTGATCGGGCAGAAAAAAATCAAACTGAATTAAACTTGACAATCAGCAAAAAATAACCATAATTAAAGCTATGACACAATCAGAAAGAATCGAAAAACTTCGCCAAATGGCGGACAGTTCAAACGCCATGCAGATTTCCCCTGCAATGTCTTCCTTCATTGAAGACTTGAAAGCCGATATCCTTGCGGAAGAACTCATTGTTCAGCACGGATTGCTCGATGCCCAAGAGTCGGATGTCGAGGATGAAATCTCTCAACTTGAAAGCCAAGACAATCGTGCAGACGAGGAAGAGGATTTTGACTCTGACGAAAACTTGCATGACATGAAGTCAGTAAGCCCATTGATGCGCGAAATCCTTGGCGAATAAATGGAGTTCGCAATCCTTTTTGTCGTGGCTTTCTTCATTGGAATGATTAAAGGATACCTAGAAGCATGAATTGGGACATTCTCTTATTCTTGCCGTGGCTTGCAGTATTCTACTGCATGATCCTAAGCTAAACTTTTCAACTTAAAAGTTGACCGATGCGGGCCGGGGGGGCCCTCAGTAGGATTGTGCAATTAAATTGTACAGTAAGTCAATGACCAATTCTACAAAATATTTGATGTATTTATTTGTGCCTCTATTTCTATTTGCTCAATCCTATTTTAAAAATTATTTTTTTAGACTAAGCCTCTATTTGCGAAGAGCAATCGTGAAGGGCGAATGCTCCCTTGATCGATCAAGATTTGATTCGAGTTTGCGAATTGCATCCACGACATATTCGAGAGAGCCAGTAATGCCACAGGGCTTTCCGTTCTTAAGAACTTTGTATCCGTTAATAGTCTTCATGGTAAATGTAGAGGGGTTTTTCATTGAAAGTGAGTTGATCATGTTTGATGAATTTTTTTTCTTTGATGTTTTTTTGTAATGTCGCCTTAGAGATGAAGAGATCGTTGGCATGAGTTTTCTTTTCTGAAAAAACGATCACGAAACACCCGTCTTTGGATTTCGTTAGTAATGGTTTCATTAGTTGCGACCAAAAGTTATGTCATCTCCTTGCTCTTTCATCTTCTCGTAAATCAAGGCTTTTTGTGCGACAAAGCGAAGGGTTTGCCCGATTTCTTGAAGAGCTTCGTAGTCCTCAGAATCAATTAAATCGTTTTCCATTGCAGGAGAAATCAGCATCTCGTAAATCATTCCCATGCAAATTTTCGTAGCCTCTTCGGCATTTAAAGGCGTTTCTTCTGAATTTTCTTGATTGTCTTTGATGTACATTACTGCAATTTCTCCTTGTGTTTGAGTTTTCTGTGAATTACCTTTGCCTTGACCTTGTGAGGTCTTGACTTGGTAAAGAGAATGGTTTTTCTGATCTTAATCATGCCGTAATTGTATGAAATTTTTCGTTAACTGTCAAGCCCTAAATCTTTCCTAAAGTCATCTCTTGCATTCTGAAGAAGAGTGACCCAAGCAAAATCGTTAAGTTGTGCGGTATGCATAAGACGGGTGATGTCAACAGGAGTTTGCCAACCAAGAACATCGTCAGATACAGACAAAGGAAGCATGGTGTCTCGATCTTGAAACCACATTGCGACTTCGTAAGTGTTGTCATCTGCATGACCATACAAGCCCGTGCCATCTCCTTGGTTTTGGACAACTGAGATCGTGAATTGATCTTGATTGTCCTTGTCTCGATGACCAAAGGTCAATCTTGCTTGAGTAGCCTTGCCGTCTGCGAATCCTCCGTGTTGGGCAAAAACCAAATCATCGAAGCCTTTTAGTTTAGTGTCGTTTTTAATCATGCTGTAATTCTATGAAATTTTTTGTGTGTTGTCAAGTGTTGAATTAAAAAATGTGAACCTCTTTCTCTCTCCCCGAAGGGTTGTAGGCGTGTACTGACGCCTCGTTGTTCAGTAGTTGGGAGTCGCTTGCGACGTTTCCCTTGGGATTAGCCCCCAACTACCTACAGAAAGAGCAGTCCTCTGTGAGATTCGAACTCACCTCTTCGACTCCAAAACGATGATCAGTCGCTCGCAGGCTTAACTAGTATACTGCCGAGAGTCGTTGTTTTCACCAATGTAAACTAAGAGGACACAAATCAAATTGATTGTCAAAAGAACTAAATGTAATTATGACAGAAACCGCCCAAAGGTCAAGCAAACAATTCAACAAATTTTTTGCACCATTCAACTGCGGGGGGCCCCCGACAGGATGGGTCAACTTTTCAGTAGCCTAGCCATTGCAATACTTTTTTTGCATCATACTCTTCTTTGTCTCCCATGTCCAAAATGAATTGCTCATAATCTTGGCAACCATGCTTCTCAAGTTCTTCAAACGCTCTTTCTTGCGTGATCGTTACATCTTTTGCGGAATCGTAATAAGTGTCTGTCATGCTTTAATACTAGGTTAAGTTTTGTGTTTTGTCAAGAGTTAATTCCTTCTTGGACAAATCCCGTTGAGTCTTTTTTTGCCATGCCCTTCTCAATAAGACCGACAACAACACCCTGTTTGTCAAGAAAACGCAAATCATTTTCATCACCATTGATGATCTCATAACCTTGCCAAGTTTCAGGCAACTGACTGCGAAAGACAACCGCTACATTGCCACCCATAGCAAGAACTAACTTGCACAGCTTATCGTTGTGTTCTGAACGGCTAAATGTCAAATGGTAATTACTTGGTAATTCTCCATGAATGAATTGCTTCATGCGTTCAAATGACTTTGTGTAATCGTAAAATTGAGTTTTGCCGTGCTTCTCAAAGATAGTAACTCCATCTCCATTAATGATGCTCTCCCAAGCGATGTCACTTGTAAGGTTAAGTCGAAAGACTGACTTCATGCCCTTCTTCGTTGATGCCTTAATTGAACTCGAAATTTCTTTCGATAGCTTCACAAGAAAATCCATTCGCTGAGTAAAAAACAATTTTGTCTTTGCTATCCGAGACTTTTGGATTGAGTCCATGCGACCACGACCCGCAGTATTGAGACAAGAAGCAGTGCAACCTTTGCTTCGCCAACGACAAACTTCGAAGCCCGAAAGTTGAGCAGGAGCAAGATGAATTCCTTTGGTTGTGTAGCCAAGCTTTTCGCCTTTGACTATCTTTGCGTTTCCTTGAGTGAGTAGAGTTGTCTTAATCATAGCTTTAATTATGTTGAATTAGTCCTTTTTGTCAAGCATTTTTTTTGCTTTTTCAATCCCTTTTTCCGACCCGAATTGCCCAAGCAACCTTTTGAAAGTCTCCCATGAAATTGTGTTCGGCGGAAGCTTTTTCCATTCTTTCATTCTTTCTTTTGCGTTCATGATTAGCAAAGTCTAAAGAGAAAGTCTTCGAAGAAATCAGGCTCAAGCCCGAATTCGGAAATGAAAATGTGTTCCCACTCTGAGAGATCACCTCCGTCTTGCCAATCTGCTTTCATTTCGTTAAAAAATTTCACCACTTGTTTGACTGCCTCGGCTTGAGTTAAGCCATCGCGGGACATTAATACTTTTACTGTTTCTTTCATGTAATTAAGTATGACAGAAAATGCCCTAATGTCAACGAAACAATTCAACTAAGTTCTTGCACGATTCGCTCGCGGGGGGCCCCGCGGCAGAATTGATTACAAAAATACGAGAATAAGTCAATCACTCTCCGCAAAAAAAGCCTCTCCGAAGAGAGGCTTAGTATTTGGCTCCCTATTTGGAGCAACCAATTAACTCACCGACCTCTTAAAACTCTTGTTCGCACAAGTTGCCCGAAGGACATGGCGACGACTTACTCGACGATTTCCTCCGTTGGTATCGGTGAACATTACATGGCGAGGAGTCACGCTAGTGACCTTTGCCGAGAACACCTTGCGTTGCTCTCCGTTTTTGACAAGAAGGGAAACGAATCGTCCCTTGAGGTTATCGACTACATTTTGAAGGTACTTTTGCTTTTTCATAGTTAGATGTGTTTTGATTTTGGTTAGTGTGTTTTCAGGTTAGGTTAAGCGACTTCAAGTTGAGAACTTAGTCCAACTTCGGAATCAAGAACTCCGTGAAGTGCAAGAGAGCGATTAGGTAATGCGGTGATTCCACCTTTGAGAATATGCGTGAATCCGTTGTACAAGGAGTGCATGGTTCTTGGCGAAAAATCGTCATGTTCGGGCTTATGCCATTGCTCCACAACATCTGCAATCTTTGCCTTGCTGATCGCTCCGTTTTGGTAAGCACGGATGACGAGGTCATGGGCTTGTTCGTTGCCAAGCTCGTATTCCTTGTAAGCTTGAATGCGTTGCTCGTCACTAGCCCATGTTTCAGTCATCTTGCCAAGAGTGCGAGCAATAACTTGCGACAAATCGGAAAGAATGTTTTTGGTGTGTCGCCTTGCAAGGACGACTTCGTTCGTGAAAATGAGATTCGAGCAAACAAAAGGTGCGTTACCCATGCACAAACCTGCAGGAAAGCATTTGTCGTGAGAGTTTCGCAAGCCCACGATCGTGCCTCGCTCATCGCTGTCAACTCCCGTGTTCTTGACATGGAACAAGCCAAAGTAGCGTTGCCCAAAGCGGTGCAGAGAGTGGTAGGTGTCAACGATTTCCCATCCGTTGTCCTGCATTTGATTTTGCACACGATCAACAAGGAAAGCGTGGCTGATCGGTTGCCAAGACTCTGTCGCTTGAGGAGTAGCAACGGCTTTAACTTCGTTGAAAGAAGATTCTTTGGTGGAGCAAACTTTGAGATTGATTCTGTTATTCATGATTTTTTAGAGGTTAGAGTTTTTCTTTGATGGATTAATTTTACTAAATTTTTTGCGATCCGTCAAGCTTTTTTTTTGGCAATTAAGTTTTTTTTTAATGAACTACCTGTACTCGATAGACATTGTAGGCGTTATGATCGAGGTTGATCTCTGCCCACGCAACTGAATCGTCGATAGAAAGAAAGCTTCCAATGATCTGCTGACCTTCGTGACCCTTCCAACAGTTTTTGTTGTCCACGATGATGTACCTTTGATTCATTAGGTCAACTCTTTCAGGCTCGACCAAATCGTCTTCTTCAACATACTCTTTGTACATTTCGGGGTTTCTTTCAATGTCCTCTTGGAGGGAGAACGCTCTTCCTTCTTCATCGTTAATCATACCTATAGTATGACAGAAAATAAGGTAAAGTCAACCCCTTTTTTTCATTTTGTTGAATTATGCAATTTCCCGGTGTGATAGTGCAGCGGGGGGGCCCCTGAGCGAATCGTGCAACTTTTTTGGTGGACCCGCTCGGATTCGAACCGAGGACCAAGGCATTATGAGTGCCCTGCTCTAACCGCTGAGCTACGGGTCCGATGTAATTAAACCTTTTTCTCTATCGAGTACAGTTCGCTCAAGAGTAAATTATGAGCAATCCTTTTCGGCAAGTAATCTTCTGTCTTTATGTTCATAGTTTGTGCCCTTGCAAGCTCGAATCCAATTTTACGAATTTTTTTATTGAGTTTGTCTACTTTAGTATTCATTCTTGGTTTGTGTTGTAGTGGTTGTAGGCATCTAGTGCCTCTTGTTCAGAGTTGAAAAAAACGCTCAACAAATCCCTTTCGTCATAAGGATGCCAAGGAGTTTCTGACTCCTCGAAGTACAATTCCCATGCCTCAAGGTCTGCATTGAACGAAGGTTTGTCTAATGGCTTGCCTTCGCAAACCGCATCGATGTATGTTTGATTTTCCATTTTAAGCATTGAATGTGGCTTTAAGCGTTTCGACATCAACCCTTTCGGCATCTTGCTCATGCTCTTTACCGAGGGCAATGTCAAATTTTCCGCTAGTGATTACGATTTTTCCTCCACCGCAATTCTGCAATCGTGATTGAAGGGCTTTAATTTCTTCCATTAATTCTTTCATGTAATTAAGTATGACAGGTTCTGTTTAAATGTCAAGGCTCAATACCAACAAGAGTAAAAAACTTTCTTGCCTTGTTCGAGAGACTTTTTGGCATCTTCGACAAATTGCAAATCCATATCCTTGTACCAATAGTCGCCTTCGGGAAAGGGTTCTTCGTTTTCATCCGTCCAAGAATAAGAATCGCCTCCGAAAAAGAATCCATGTGTTTCGGGCAAACTGCAATCTAGAATGTCTTGCTCTAGGCGAATAATGTCTTCTTCATCGAGTTCCAACGGAATGCAATTGAAGTCTCCCATTGGGCTTGATGACTCAGGAACATTCGGTCTTCCCTTCTCTTCCCAAAGTTGTTGCATCCATCCTTGAAGGCGATTGTGCTTTCTCCAATCTGCGAGATGTTCTTCTTCTCCATCGTTTTGTCCACCTTGGACAACTGAATAAGCGTTTTGATCGAGTCCCATAATTTTCCTTTGTTTAGAGGTTAGTTGATTGAAAAGATGACTTAATTCTAAGCTCCTTTTGGAATAATGTCAAGCTACAAATGATGTCATCCAAAACTTCTTCGGCTGATTCAAAAGTCGAACCAATCGGAAACTTTTCGGGATGCCGTTTGTGCTGATCAAGACATATCCTAGACATTGGGTCTGCCCATGCAAGTTCTCTTTTAACTATGCCCATAATTTCTTCTCTAATTTGTGCTTGTGTCATGATCTAGCCTTTTTGTCAAGTTCTGCCATTCTTGCCTTCTCGTTTTGATCGTCCACGATCTTCGCAAGCCTAAGCAATTCTTTTTCGACCTCTTTCTTTCCGAAGGGATCTGCCTTTGGGTTCTTCAGCACCTCAATCATAGGGCGAATGATTGCTGACCATGTAGGGGTGATGTCTATTGTTCTTTGATTCATAATACTGCTAATACTTGTTTAGGTTCTAGTCTCACGGCAATAGCATAGTCTACCATTTGTTCCGTGTCCTTGTCAACAAAATTCTCATACTTGTACGGATTGTAAGTTACAGGTCGAGCAGTAGGATGCGAATCAATCCAATCACCAATTTGCTCCTCAATGTAACCTTGGATTCCTGCGTGAACATTTTTTCTTTGCTCGCTTAACACACGCTTTCTTCCTGCTTCGCTTACCTTAAAAGTGCAACTGTGCATCGCAAGGCTCGTGGCGTGAGCTTTGACCAATCCATCTTGTTTGACGCTCCAACAGTCTTTGTGGAGATTCTTGTAAACAAAAACGGGCTTGTTGAAATTAATCTCGTACCTTTTTTCGTCAGGCTTTGTCTTAATCATAACTCCATTATGAAGATTTTTTGTCGAAAGTCAAGGCTAATATCCACTTAATTTGTTGACCTATTCAATTAAGGGGGGGGGCCGATTGCACAAAATAATTTTTTTAATTACCTTTCCTTTTATTCTAGTTGAATGAATAATTCTGTATTACTTTCCATATTTGCCTTATTTAGTATTAAAAATTTCTTTATTTAGTATTTGGCTATTTATCTTTTGTATTTGGATCAATCGTTGCGCTCGCAATATGCTTTGACCATACCAATAAAAAATGCTATAGTAAGAAGTATTGTTAACTCCATTATGTAGTGGTACCCGAATATTCCTTCCAAATTTCAAGATCAAGATCTGTAACTGATTTACCCAATTGACGAGCAATGTGTTTAAAGATGTTCGCGAAATAAAGATAGGTGTTTTCGTTAGACGGAGTTTTCTTAGGGGCATCGACATAACCTTGATCCCGAAGAAACCTAAGGATATGTGTGTCGAGCATAGGTTCGTCAAAGTATTGGCGACTATGCGAAAGAAAGAATCTTGCTGTCTTGAGCCCTATACCAGGTACCTTCAATAATCTGTTTAGGGTTACTGCTCGAAGATCCTTGATCCTAATAACATCAAAATATGAATTGTATCGCTGAGCATACGGACTCAACTTTGCCCAATGCATGATCTCATTAAGTCGGCCCAATTTAATCAATTTCCTAATACAATTAAATGGAGTACTTTCTTTTGTTATGTCTTTTGCTCTTTGAATAAATACTTCTAGCTTGGGTGCTTCGATTGAACTTTTCTTTCCTGCTACATTAATGCAAAAAAGAATAAATTCTTCTAGTTCGTATTGTGTTCGATTGTAGTTTGTTACTTCTGCAGGATTAATCATAATGTTTTTTGTTTTAGGTTATTGTGCAATGTGAAATGCTTTTCGAAGGTTGTCGCAATCTCGACCACAAAGAAATACTTCTCGGCAATAGTCGATGTTGTCCGCCTCGACCTTTTCGATGCGTTCGATTGCTTTCCACGCATGCACTCGTTCACGAGGCATTCCACCCCATTTGATGACTACTTTCATGTGCGGAAAGTGTTCGTTGATTTCAGCGAGCTGAACTTGGTTAATGTATCCGTAGTTGGCAAGAATGTCTTTTAGCGTTTTCATAATGTCCAGTATGACAGGTTTTCGAGGGAAGTCAATAAAAAACCCACCCAAGCATTTGCTTGGATGGGTAAGCTATGATTAAGAAAGAAAATGGTGTGGGGAAGGACTACTGTATACCTCCAACTTTTCGGCGTGAACATCAGTTCAATGTTACCTACTTCGAACTACAGA